AAGATAATACTTCTTACTCACTTCCTCAAGTCCGGAGATAGGGAAAGGAGATATCTCAGAACCTTTCCAGAAAATGCGTTTAGCAAATTCAAAGAAATGTTTTGAGGTATAAGACTTAGGGGCCGAAAATTCAACCCCTAAATCCAGGATAACTTGCTTATAGTATTCTGCAAGGGTCGGATCGCCGATAACTACGTCATCTCCTAAGATGATATAGTTGGCGGTCTTCCAATCGATCCTTAACTTCTTACAACAGTAGAACATCACATAGTGATGTGCTACAGTAAAAGAAGCCCATGATGAGTAGAAACCCATCGGATTACCAACAGAGTAAGAAATCTTACCCTTAGGTGTATCAAATGGATATCCAATCATTATGTCCTTCCAACTATTAACATAGTCGGGAGGAAGGATACCAAGGAGCACAGAAGAAATTAAAGAAATCGGGAATCTATCTGTAGCATTCGATAAATCGACGCTACAGTAGTATTCCTTATTCCTTAGTTTCCCTGGTCCATTATCCTGACCGAAAGTACAGTCTTGGGGAATCTTCTTCAATACTCGGAAAAGATACTCATGTAAAGGGTATAAAACAGTCTGTGACATATAGTCACCGATTGCAATTACTCTTACTTTGAGTTCTTTATCGCGTATTGCAGAAAGTTTCCTAATTTTATCCCCATATTTACCGAATGGTACTACCCAAGAAAACTTCTTGAATAGGACCACTCCGTTATATAGGGTGTCCAAGATTGCACCAAATTTTGGTCCACCAAGGACTCTGATAGATGCTTCTAATTTCGAAGGTAACGATGATAAATCGTGTAAACTTCGATATAGAGCATTATCATTATCCGAGTTTGGACCAACCTTTGTTGTAAGGTGGAATTTCTTCCACCTTAAACTTCTCGGTATGGTGCTAAGTGGTTTATACCCTAGTTCTTTCCAAAAGTTTGGAATAAACTCAGTAATATCACGAGGTTCCTGCTTAGCAGGGCCCGTGATAGGACTGTAATCTATATCCTTACCTAGGTTAAGTGCCCTAGTACAGAATAATATAGTATTGATCAACTGCAGTAAACCTGGAGTTGGTCCTTTACGTATTATCGGTATTAGATCACCAAGAATTAGGGGAATCCCATCCTTAGTTGTCTTAACTCCTTTCATCTTAATTGGATTACCCGCAAGGTAATTCAACCAGACTACTCTGATATCTTTCAACAAGGATATCAGTGAGATTGGACCTCGATTCTTACGAATCGACTCCAATTCACGGAGTAATAGGGAAAATTCTTTAGGTGATCTGTCCTTCCCAAGGTTGAAAACTTGGAAAAGCCAGATAACCACCTTAGCGGTTATGTTGATTATATTTATATTTATATTCTTCATAATTACTAGGGTGCTGAGCCTCAGGGATCTCTCCCTATGCATGAGGGTCAATTTGGGTACCAAAGGTGACGGCTGCATAAGCCGCGTTATCCCCG